GGTGTGTTTTTTGGGGATTTTGGCGGATTAATCGCTTCTAAATGGCGTCCAACGGTCTCTAGGCACTAGTTTTACCTTGTCCTTGGTCTTGACATAGCCTTCTCCGCCTGGCTTGCCACCCGTTGTAGCAACTACATCACCTTCCGCTTTATCAAGTTCGTCGATGACTTCGTTCTTGGCTTTCATCAGTTCAGTAACAAGATAGAAGATGTCTTTCATTACCTGTTCCTGTTCCTTAGCAATATTTAGTATCTTCTCCTGTTTGTTGGCAGATACCTTTGAATTTTGAAGCCAATTGAGGAAACTGTTTAAATTTAAATCCTCTAACTTCTTGGCACGGCTCATTTGATTGATGTAGGTATAGAATATGTCTGCTAGATCGCTTAGTCCTTTTTGTGGAGTAAAGAACTTCTTGATGTTGCCCTGTGCTGAGTTTGCTACCTTTTCAATGTTGCCCAGGTTATCTGCATTGACCGCAGGGGCCTTGCTCACATACTGCTGTCCTAGCACTACCAACTGTGAATTACCATTGAACTGTTCCACGTCACTGATAGGAGTTCCGCTCTTGTCACCAAAGTATTCATAGGCATTGTGTGCGGCAACTGCTACCTTGCTCTTACCTATTCTTCTGCCTAATGGACTAGTGGCCTTGACATTGTAGGTAGTTTGGTTAGGAGTAAAACTAATGTATCCATCACTGCCATTATATGGCTTGCCTGGATGATACAATAGATCACCATATACATATCCTCTGTAGTCTGCAGGTGTTGCCTTTTCAAAGATGGGCCAAAGGTCTGCCATATCTCTAGCAAACTTCTCACGCCATGCTTCTCCCTTGCCTCTGCTGTTGATAAACTTTTCTAATTCTTCAGGACTGCTTGACTTGCCTTCTTCACGTCCCCAGTTATTCTTACCAACCATGCGGAATGTTCCATCGTCATCACGTCCCCAATACACTGTAGGGTTACCGTCCCACTTGATGGCAACGTCCGAGGCATCCTGTTCCATGTCCTTGAGTATTTGAACGGCACGCTTGGCGCCATCATCTGGATTCGTGAAGACTAAGTCTTCCAGATGATTAAACTCTCTGCCAACCTGTTTTGCTTCTGTTAAAAATTCAAATGCTCTCATTTTTTAATTAACTTCTTTTGTTTGTCTGTTTTGTCCACATAAGTCGCATGCGGCACTTTTAAATTCTTTTTCCCGTACACATCGCCTATCACGTGCATCTTGCCTGGACGCTCAAATGCACTGTATCGGATGTCTAGTACTTCACTTATCCTCATTGACGATATCTATCATTTGTCTCATCCAACCTATTGTGCCGGGTTGGAAGTTTTCTACTTGTCCAGACTTAGGCAGTTCAAGGCCGTCCTTCTCAAATGTTTCTCTGGCATCTGCAACTAGTTCCTCGTAGTTGGGTAATTTTTTAATGTAACCAATGATGCCTTCTACCGAATCAATAGTCGAAGGTGTTGCTGTCTGACCCAACAGAGTTTTTGCAATCTGATTGGGATCCTTTGTAATTACTTCGTTTGTTTCTCTGTCTATTAAACCATTGTTTGCTGACCACTTCATGTCCTTGGTTTTCGCTATGCTGGCAAGCAGGATGTGTCTGTGAACACCTTTGAAGGAACTGCCTTCGCCGCTTCCCTGTAGGCTAAACTTCATCCATTCAGGATCACCAAACATTAAATCAGTTTGCACGAAACCATTTGCTGGGTCACCCTTGATTGGAGTTTTAAAGTGGACGGAAATGCCTGACTTTCTGATCCACTGTTTAACATCTTCACCTTTGTGATTCTTATTAACGTAGTCTGCTAGTTTGCTTTCCAGGTCTCCTTTTGTAGTCTTAGTGCTGTCAACGGCAACATCAAGATCTCCACTGTCTGCTTTCTTGCCAGTGGTTCCAAGCATGTTATCCGTTAGTTCTAGATCGACGATGCCTTCCAACCATTGCAGTGTTGGAACGACATCAGCCTGCTGAATTCGCTGTGTTGCGGCTTTGCCCTCAGCATCCTTGAATATGTTTCCGCCTTCTTTAAGTAATGTTCGTGTCATCGTTTCTCTTTGGTCTCTTCGACTCTGTGATTTTGCGGATACCGCGGGTAAATTTGGAAACGTCTGCGCCCTTGACGCTATTGATAAAGCGTCTTTCCAACTCGGATGCCGTTTCGGAATCGTAGGTCTTGTGTATTAGTTCCATAAGATTAATAGCAGAATTAATGATGTTAGCCGCTCTGGACTCTATGATAGCCTCTGAGTCTCTTCTATCGGCAATCTCATTTAATTCTTGCAGTATGGATCTAGTCTTTACTTTCATGTCGTTTCCTATTATCTTGTATTTACCCTTTTTTACAATAAATTATATACAGCCTGATTTCCTTTGTCAACCTAATGTTGATAGGCCCATGCAAAAATAGCACTACAGCCATGCTATATTTATGGTTGATCTTTTTGCGGCGATGCATTATATTAGTATAAATAAAGGTGAATAGGGCAGTGATCCTGCACTATTTCTCACACAGACACTTGGATAGACAAGCGCATTATCCATGCGTTACAAGCGATTGACGATACCCAAAGGGTATTGCACCGCCGGGGAAGTTCCGGGGTATTGCTTTCCTCAAGCATCCATACATCAAAGGAGAAAACATGACACACTTAATAAGTGGTCTGATGTCTTGGATGAAAAGCGGCAACAGCCGTAATGATCTATTGACTTGGGCCAAAACTGAATATGGCAAGGACTGGAGATTCGCATATGAATTTATGCTGAAGAACAACGGTCGTGGGCCAAACCTATCCGAACTAAACGGACCAAGATACTTTGGCACTAAGGAGGTGGCTTAAATGCAAACCTTACTTAAATTCTTTAAACAACTATTCTGGAACGAGAGAGACTGGCAGGAACATTACCTTGGTAATGCTGTTGACCACGCTGATCTTGAACGCAGGATTAGGCAACTGGATAGGGGCGAGGTCAAGGTTGGACCTTTTGGAACCTATCAATCATACAAATACTTTTAACACATACACACATAAGGAGACATAGATGTTAATTTGGGAAAAAATGAAAAACACTTTTGCAAACATAGGTTATGCAAGAGCAGCATCACAACTTGCCATGCAGGGCAAACACGATCTTGCAAGAGACTTAATGCTTACAGGTATTAAAGAAGTCGCTGTAAAGGATCGTGCAATACAAAGACTTGAAAGAGTAAAGAAAGCCAAGGCTGCATACGAGCCAGGCGATCATTATATGAGAGGTCACAAGGTTGCTTTTTGGAAGGGTCATGCTGATGCTTAAGAACTTTTTAGATGTTGCATTACCTTTAACCGTTGTATTTGGAATACTAGTAGGATACTTTGCAATAGTTGCGTCTTTCTGGGGAGGAATGTTATAATGAATAATATTTGTAACTGGTGGCCTGTGACTGACGAAGAAGCGGATTATCTTTCTAATCCAAAACCAAAGAAATAAGTTTCAAAAAAGAGTAGGGGAGCCGCCCGTCAAGATGACTCCCCTACAACTTTTTCAAGTTGAGTTAGTTATATTACTTTTTCATAAAGATTGAATATAATACCCAAACTGCAACAAGACCAACTAATCCCTGTGCAGAGAATCCTGCAACAATATTTTGGATATTGCTGATAATGTTGATGTTTGGCCAGAACGGAATGTTCTGTCCGTTGAACAAGACTTCAAGAATGATACCAAGCGAAAGCAAACTTAAACCCACTTCCGTTAGAGCACCTGCCCAAGCCTTTACTTTGTTTAGAATGTCCATAATAACATCCTCCTATATTAACTGACCCAATATTGAAGTCAGTGTAATATTTAGGTAAGGTGAATAAAAAGTAATAATACCATAAATGGTTTGAGATACCGTAAGGGCGGTTGTTTGGAAAAAAATTTTTATTAAGTGCGTTGACAATGATAAATAATAGTGTTACATTAATAAGCGTTACAGCAAATGTAACAAGACACATAAAACACACACAGAGGAGAAAACATGATGTCATTCGATCAAGTCGAAAAAAATATTCAGCAAGGCGCTGAGTATGTTCAAAATAAAGTAAAAGAAGCAATGCCAAAAGTATCGTTCAATAAGAACGGCTACGAAATCAGAACGCAAGTTTTGGATATGGCAAAACAATGGACAGAGTTTGAATACTCACAAAAGTGGGTAGGTTGGGACGTTTCTGCGAAGCGTGACAAGGACACTGGCCAAGTTGTTACAAAAGTTGGTATGCCAGAAGTTCCAGGCATTGATCATGTGCTTGAAACTGCTGAGAAGTTCTACAACTTCATTAACAACAACAGCAAATAAGAAACACAAGAGAAAGTATATTAAAGTTCCCTATCCGGGATGAAGAGATATAGATAGACCGCATAGCGACAATAATAATACTAAAGATTGGGTGTTGTGGAAACGCAACACCCTTTCTTTTTGACTTGACAATCTATATTGTAGAGTGTATAATCCACGTATAGATGAATAAGAAGAGGAAACTAAAATTGAAGGACAAGATTATCCTAGTGGACGCAGATGGCGTCCTGTTAGATTGGGAATGGGCATTCAACGTTTGGATGTTGGAACACGGATTTGAAAAGCAGGAAGGACACCAATTCGTATATGGTATGGACCTGCGCTATGGTATTACAAAGGAACAGGGCAAGAAGTTAATCAAGACTTTTAATGAAAGTGCCCACATTGGATTCCTACCAGCACTGCGTGATGCAATGTTCTATGTGAAACGACTACACGAAGAACACGGATACAGTTTCCATTGTATCACAAGCCTATCAAAGGATCGCAACGCACAGAAACTGCGTAAGATGAATCTACAGAAACTGTTTGGTAAGACAGCATTTGACAAGTTCGTTATACTAGGCACAGGTGATGACAAGGACGAGGCACTAGAACCTTACAAGGACACAGGCTGTTGGTGGATTGAAGATAAGCCAGAGAATTGTGAAGCAGGACTGCGTGTTGGACTCAAACCCTTGCTAGTGGAACACGGACATAATATGGAATACAGTCATCCGGAAGTAACGACGGTTAAGAACTGGAAGATGATCTACGAGATTATAACCAAATAAAAATAGCACCCGAAGGTGCTATTCCTTATTTTACTGATTCTTTCCAGTCGCAGTTTCTCTTTCTGTGACCGTTCCAAGCCACGAAGCCACCCAGTCTTAATGAGTAGTAGGCCAAGTAGTTCATCACATAGAAACCGTTCACGTTGATGTTGATGTCTCTGAAAATTTCATCCGCTCTCTTCTGAGAGATAACACCAAGCGTTTCCTTCTTGTTCTTCATCAGCAGTGTTTGATACTTGTAGGCATAGTCGTGTATCAGTCCGCCCATTAGCAATACACCAACTGGTGAAAAGAACGTGTGC